TGCAGACAGGGTGGTAAATGCGCCGGAACCAGAAACAGAACCGCAACCGCAACAGCCAAATCCACTTGCACGCCGACCACGGCAAGGCGGCTTTGTCAATTCTTGGCGGTAAATAATGGCAAATAGATTTGATATAGACCAAGCACCAGACGGGCAACAGCCAGAAATCATCGTCATTGGTGATTATCTTTTATGGAAACGCACCGATCTTGTTGATGATTACCCGCTTGCTGACTATTCAATGGAATATGTCGCACGCATCACCGGCGGTGGCGCAACAGAAATCAAAGTGGCCGCAACCGAAACCGGCGGCACTTATGTGTTTGAAGTAGATAGCGCAACGTCAGCAACATACATTGCTGGCTTTTATCATTGGCAATTAGAGGCAACGCAAACCGCAACCGGCAATCGGGTTGTGCTAGAACGCGGCACATTTACAGCAGTTGAAGATCTGGACATAAACGGCGCAGACCCACGCAGTCACGCTGAAATAATGATCGACAAGATTGAAAGCATCTTGCAGGGCAAGGCAGATGCTGACGTGGCCAGCTACAGCATCAATGGCCGGTCGCTGACTAAGATGTCATTTGACGATCTAATTAATGCGCGTGATTTTTATCGCAAAGAATACGCCAAAGAACGTGCAAAAGAGCGTGCAGATGCCGGTGAAACTACTGGCCAAACTGTGCTAGTGAGGTTTTAACAATGGGCGTTTTTGATTTTTTCAAAGCAAAACCAAAGACACGCAAGATGGCGCGTGCCTACCACGGGGCTGATACTGGCAGATTATTCAGCGATTTCATTAGCAGTAGCCGGTCAGCCGATAGCGAAATCAAGCCATCACTGCGTATTCTGCGTGACAGATGCCGCGAAATCAGCCGCAACCATCCATATGCCAAGCGTTACCTGCAAATTATGACGACCAATGTGGTCGGGCCACACGGTGTGCGGATACAGGTGCGTAAACGAAATGACGATGGATCGCTGGATAGCGTGGGCAACCGGATCATCGAACAGGCGTGGCAACAATGGGGTCGCACCGGCTTTTGCACAGTTGATGGCCGTATGTCGTGGTCACAAGCACAGCGGCTGTTTTTAGAAACGCTGGCACGCGATGGCGAAGTGCTAATTCAAAAAATCAAGAACCCTGCTGGCAACCCGTTTGGTTTTTCGCTGAAATTTTTAGAAGCTGACTATCTTGATGAAGGTTATGACGCGCGGTTGAATAACGGCAATGAAGTGCGGATGGGTGTCGAATTAGACAAACGCACCGGCAAGCCGCTGAATTATTATCTGTTTGAAGATCACCCGCATCACGATCAGGGCTATGGATCAAAGACAAAGCGGCACCATAAGATTGTGCCTGCCGACCAAATCATTCATTGCTATATACAGGAACGCGCCGGTCAAACACGCGGCACGCCTTGGATGTCAAACGTACTGTCACGGCTGAAAATGCTGGACGGTTACGAAGAAGCCACGCTTGTAAATGCGCGGGTTGCCGCGTCAAAGATGGGCTTTTTCACCAGCCCCGAAGGTGACGGCTTTATTGGCGATGATTACGACAATCACGCGCCGATTATGGACGCATCCCCTGGCACATTTACGCAGTTGCCGCAAGGTATGTCATTTACGGCATTTGATCCATCAAGCGGCACTGAAAGTTTCGATGAATTTGAAAAAGCCATATTGCGCGGTATAGCGTCAGGCCTTGGTGTCAGCTATGTGTCACTGGCAAATAATTTGGAAGGTGTTAGCTATTCATCGATCCGGCAAGGCACCATCGAAGATCGTGACCATTTCAAAATGATCCAGCAGTTTATGATCGACCAGTTTGTTGATCCGATTTACCGCGCTTGGCTAGAAATGGCCATCACTGTTGGCCGTATCAATTTGCCTATGGGCAAATATGACCTATTCGCTGATCAAGTGATTTACCGGCCACGCGGCTTTGCTTGGGTTGACCCGCAAAAAGAAATTCAAGCCAGCGTGATTGCGCTGAATAATGGCATCGTCAGCTTGCAGGATGTTCACAGCCAGTATGGTCGTGATACTGAAGAAATATTTGAGCAGATCAACCGCGAAAGCGAACTTGCCGACCGTTATGGCATAGATACAGCGTTTCAGCCATTCGGCACCAAGTTACCGGCGCAACCGTCAATAGACGCGGGACAGGAACCAGATGGCAACGTATAAAGGCGTAGACATCGATCTGAAGCCGACTGAAGCAATGGCCGAAGAAGCGCAACGCTTCTTGGATTGGCGCAAAGAAGGTTATCAGGGTGGCACTGACGTTGCTGTGGCGCGTGCGCGGCAGTTAGTTAACCGCCAAGAACTGTCAGCAGATACAGTGCGGCGTATGCACAGCTTTTTCAGCCGCCACGAAGTTGACAAGCAGGCCGAAGGGTTCAGCCAAGGCGAAGATGGCTACCCGTCACGGGGCAGACTGGCGTGGTCTGCGTGGGGGGGTGACAGTGGTCAATCGTGGGCAAGGGCAAAAGATGCGCGGCTTGACAAGATCGATGAGGGTGAACGTATGTTGGAAGAACAGCGGCCATATCCAAATGAACACGCGGCACGCATAAACGACCCCGATCAATATGACCGTTTCCGGCGCGATGCAGATGCCGGTGGTGCGGGGGTAGATTTTATTTATGGAATAGCCGATAATGTGTCGGAAATTCAAAGCATCAGATTTGACGCGCAACGCTGGTCAGTAGATGAAGCAAAAGCGTGGTTAGATGAACACGATTTTGAGCCGATTTTATTTGAACCGGCGATTGAAGAAAGGGCTGAACCTATGGATGATCAAGAGCCAGTTGAAATGATCGAAGAACGGTTTGACCGTGGCGAACTAGTTTTCCGCGCGGCTGAAGCCGATATGGTTGATGAAGATGACCGGCGCGTGCGTATGTCGCTGTCATCTGAAGAGCCTGTTGAACGCTCTTTTGGTTTAGAGGTTTTGCGGCACACCCGCGAAGCAATAGATTTGTCACGGATGAACAGCGGCCACGCGCCATTGCTGTTAGATCACGATATGACAAAACAGATTGGCGTTGTCGAACGTACTTACCTTGATGAAGCTGACCGCAGACTACGGGCAGTTGTGCGCTTTGGAAAAAGTGCGCTTGCAAGGGAAGTGTATGATGATGTCAAAGACGGTATCAGATCCAATGTGTCTATTGGTTATCAGATACGTCAAATGGAAGATAAGAGGGCAGACGGGACGGTCGGCATCTCTTCGTGGATTCCATATGAAGCCAGCATTGTATCTGTTCCCGCTGACGCTGGTGTCGGTGTGAACCGCAGTGCTGAAATTGTAGAACCTGTGATTAAAGAAAAGGAGACACCAAAAATGTCTGACGTAAATCACGATGAAATCCGCGAAGCCGCCGCTGAAGCCGCCAAGCGTGATTTCCAAAAGAATGCCAGCGAGATCATTAATCTTGCTGTTAAGCACAACCGCCGCGATTTGGCTGACAAAGCCATTGGCGAAGGTCAAACTGTAGCGCAATTCCGCGCAGTATTGCTGGACGCCATTGGCGAAGGCAAGCCACTAGAGCAGTCAGCCGGTGCGGTTGATATGTCAGCCAAAGAACAGCGTGATTATTCATTTATGAAAGCTGTACGCGGTCTGGTAAATGGTTCTGGTCTAAAAGGTCTTGAAGCTGAAGTTTCTGACGAAATCGCAAAGCGGTCTGGTCGTGAAGCACGCGGTTTCTATGCACCAGATAGCTTCTGGGGCGGTCGGCGTGACTTGACTGTTGGCACAGCAACAGCCGGTGGCCACTTGGTCGGCACTGATCATCTTGGCGATCAGTTTGTTGACGCACTGCGCGCACGCTTGGTGTTCAACGAACTTGGCGCACGCTTTATGACTGGTCTGCGTGGCGATGTGGCTATTCCAAAGCTGGCAACTGGCGTATCTGCTGGTTTCGTTGCTGAGAATGGCGCAACATCTGAAGTGAACGCTGTATTCAGCCAGATCACAATGTCACCAAAGTCACTTGGCGCATTCACAGACGTATCACGTCTGCTGATGATCCAGTCTGACCCATCAGTTGAGCAAATCGTTCGTGACGATCTGTTGAACGCGATTGCACAAAAAGTTGAAGATGTTGCCATCGAGGGCGGCGGGTCTAATGAGCCATCAGGCATCATCGACACTGCTGGCATCGGTTCAGTAGCTATCGGCACCAACGGTGGCGCGATTGCTTGGGACGACATCGTTAACTTGGTCAAAGAAGTTGAAGTTGACAACGCCGCGATCAATGGCAACACACTTGCCTATCTGACAAACCCGAAAGTGAAATCTTTGATGGCATCAACATCAAAGGTCGCTTCAACAGATAGCGTAATGTTGCTGGATGCACCTTGGAACAGCCTGTATGGATACAATTTGGCAGTGACCAACAACGTACCATCAGATCTGACCAAAGGCACATTGACCACAGCGTCAGCTATGATCTTCGGTGATTTCTCACAGTTGATGATGGGCTTCTTCTCAACACCAGACGTGTTGGTCGATCCATACACAGCCGGTTCAACCGGCGCAGTACGCATCCGCGTAATGCAAGAACTGGACATTGCTGTTCGTCACGCGCAATCATTCGCCGCGTGCTTGGACATCGATGCCTAAATCACAAGCGGGGCGGCTTCGGTCGCCCCGTCTTACCCATAGGGGATTTTGATGAAAATCAAGTGCAAAAGAAATATCGTGATAAAAGGCGTGGCACACGTTATCGGTGATATTGTTGAGGTGTCAGAAAGTATGGGTCTTGATCTGGTCAACACTGGCCGCGTTGAGGTTTACGAAGAAAAGATTGGCATCACTGATCGCGCTGTTGGTCTGACAAAAAAATCAGCCGCCAGCCTAGTCAAACGGAACACAAAGAAAAATGCCAAATAGATATATTAAAATTACAACGATCAAAGACTGCCAAGCCGGTAGCGTAGGGATTATGCTGGCCGGTGAAGATCACGATGTGCGCGAAGATGAAGCGCAAAAACTGATTGATCGTGGTTATGCAAAGTTATGGTCTGAAAAGCCAGCTAAAGTGGCCAAAGTAGCTGAAGTGGACGATGAATAATGGCGGTCGAAAGCGCAAATGATCGTGCCATATTTGTTGGCATTGATGATTTTGGCGTTGCCGCGACCTATAATGCGGCCACAGTAAATGGCATTTTTGACAATGAATTTGTCGAGGTGGATGCTGGTGGCGGCGTTGGGTTTGCATTGCAACAGCCACGCTTTGTTTGCCGCACCGCAGACGTATCAGCCGCCGCTGAAGGCGATACAATCACGATCAATGCAACTGGTTACACGATCCGCATCGTACAGGATGACGGGACTGGTATGACCACACTGGTATTGGAAAAGCAATGAGCCACGTTAGGCAACAAATACGCGATGATATTGTGACCACGCTGACGGGGCTGACTACAACGGGTAGTAATGTATTCCGAAGCCGAATATTTCCGCTGGAACAAACAAACCTGCCAGCATTGGTTATATATTCAAAGAGCGAGACAAGCGAATATGATACAATCGGCTTGCCACGTTCGGTAAATAGAGTTTTAGACGTAGCTGTTGAAGCATACGTCAAAGGCGTGTCGAATTATGACAACACGCTAGACACGATTGCGGTTGAGGTTGAAGAAGCCATTGCCGCTGATGTAACG